ATCTATTTTTCTTTGTTGTCTTCTTGAAGAAATATTAATTTCGTCTGCATTATTTCTAGCACTGTTATTTGCTCTTTTATTGGAATTTATACTAGCACTAGTTTGGTTACGAGCCATTGCTGTACCCTGGCGTATACCATATCCTTCATTTACTTTATAACAATCGCAGTGTTTGCAATCTGGTCCGCATTCGCATTCAGTAACAGGTTGACCGCAACAGTCTTTGCTGCACATTTCAACGCCATCCTTCATCCAAGTCTTTTTATCTTCTGCAATAACTTCAAATATCTTCATTTTCTTCTCGCTGGTTTGTTTAAACGTTTCAGTGCTTTGCTTGCTGGATTAAACTTTTTTGTCTTGGCTGCTTTACGTGCCATTTTCTTTCCAAACTTAGCTTTGGTTCTTTTTAATGTCATTCTTTTTTTGATATCAATAGGTGCGCTACACTGACCAGGCTTAGAAACTAGCCTACCAGCACGTTGTCCTACTGTGCATCTGTATTTACGAGTAAGTTGATTACCTTTCCTCGCCCAAACAAGTTGGGCTTCAATCACAGTGTCATTATGTAATTCATTTAAATTCATAATACTATTTATGTGGGAAAGATTATTAGGACATTACTAGTACAACTAGCGTACTCAATACACCAGCTACTACGGTTGCTGCCGCAGTAATTATTATTCTGTTTGCCGCAGCATTTGATTTGATATTTTCTTCTCGCATTTCAGCAATAGATTGTTTTGTTTCGTCTCTAAATGCATACATGTTTTCAGCCATGGCATCTAATCGACGATCAATATTATTAACCTTTTCTTCCAATACCCGATACCTCTCAGCACACAGATCGACATGTGCTTCTAAATTTGTGCGCTCTAAAGCGGTGGTGACTAATCCTACGGACATTGTATTTTTACTATTTTTCTATTTTTCAACACATTCATATGTGTCATATTAATAATTAATCAAATAGTAGCCTAAGTATGTATTGCCAAGTGTTGCCTAATTTAATTTGCCTACCTATATTTAGTGGTATATTACTATTATTTAAAGTACAGGTTAACTTTATACTGGTCAGTAGTTTCAAAACATCCAGTATTAATATTTGCTGTTTCTGATAAATTAGATATAATAGCAATACCATCAGAATCATTATATAAATGATGTAATCTATTACCCTTATAACTAAAAACGTCACTATGTTCTATACTAAATTTTATTTTCCATACAGTATGTAGTCCTTTATACTGCTTTCCGAACTGATATTTAACTAGATCTTGTGTAGATTCAACTACAACTATTGGCGATAATGGCTGACTCCTAATCCCAATTGTCTGTATTAAGGTGTTTAAATTTTGTTGTTGATTATATGCTAAAATATTATTGAACGGTCTGGTAATTCCACTGTTGGTAATATCAACCAGCGTGTACGCAGTAAAGGTATTCATTATTTGGCTATACGTCTACCAAATGCTCTACCAGCAGCAAACCCCCCAGCCGCTACAGCAACATTCGCTGCTACACTCTTCAGAGTGTCAACTCCTCTTGCTTTGGGGTCTTCTGCATTACCTGCACCTTTAATTTCTAAGCCCTGTGTTCTTGACATATCTCTTATATATGTGTATAGCTCACTGCGCAATGCTTTAGCTCTAAAAAACTGTAACATTCGAGTAACTACTAAACTTTTTTGCATACCGTTTAATCTGTCCCAATCTTGTGCTAATCTTCTAACACTTCTATAGTTAGAACTTTGTATATCAAGTCCTCGTTCTAATGCAAGAAAAAATGCTGATGGGTTCAACACTGGTCTGCCAGTCATTATTTGTCTCAAAAATACTTTAATTTTTTGATCAGGCAAACTAATTTTATTATTTTGTATTTTATCTTTATCGCTAGTACCGCTACTATTATTTTGTAGGCTATTAAGAGCAATATATAGATCTGTACCAGTCTGTCTATATGCAGAAAAATTACCAAACATCATAGTACGTTTAGCATATCCTTGCATAGCTGGAGCAAAATCGTATTCTTTACTTAGAATATAAACAGCTAACATATTCATAAAAGCAAAATCTGCCATATCTCTGGCATTAGTACCAACTACGCTTTGCTTAGTACGATACATTCTACTTTCATTGAGGTTTGATATAAATCCGAATTTAGTTTCTTGATTATTGGACATAGTATGTCCACCTTGAATTTCAGACCATTGTTTTGCTGTATATTTTTCCATAATAATATTTATCCAACTTGAACTGGTGTCCATCTATCTCTAGGTACTAGCTTAATTTTATCCCTAGTAACTACATATCCTTCGCCGCCTGGCTTGTTACCAGTCACTGCCTTAACATCAGTGCTAGTAGCATCTAATTGATCGATTATATTATTTTTTGCTGTCTGTATTTGTGCAACTAAATCTAATATAATGTCAAGTCCTTGACTGTCATTAGACATTAACTTAGTTTGTTGGCCTGGACTTACTTTACTTTGTTTAAGCCAATCAAAAAATCCACTACGTATCTGGTCTAGTTTGCCCATCTTGGTCATTTGATTAACATAGGTATAAAGTATTTGATCTTTCCTACTCAATCCTTGTTCTGGTGCTAGCCAATTATCAATCTTAGTGCTATTGTTTCGTGTTGTGTTTACAATACTTTCAACTGCACTAGTATCTATAGCAGGAGTTTGGGTAACATATGTTTGTCCTAATACTGTTACTAACTCACTATTAAGTTTTTTTGGTGCTTTAATTGGCGTTCCAACCTTGTCACCAAATGCATCATGCCAAGTATGTACTACTACACAAACACTACTTTTAGACATTTTTTGTCCCAATGGGCTTTGACTGTCAACAGTATATGTTACATTATTAGGCTTAAATGTTATACTATCTTTATTTTTAACTGCTGGCTTTCCTGGATGGAACAATAGATCTCCATACACATATCCACGCATATCAGCAGGAGTACTATCTTCCATAATAGCAAAAAGAGAACTCATGCCTGCTGCAAATTCTTTACGCCAATCTTCACCTTTTCCAGTATTTAAAATATAATCTGATAAATCTTCTGGTGTGGTACTCATACGCTTACCCCAACCATTTTTGCCTACTAATACAAATGTACCATTTGGTTGACGTCCCCAAAATATAGTTGGACTGCCATCCCATTTAATACTAACATCACCAGTATCTTGTCCAAGACGTGTTAGTAACTGTGCTGCTTTAAATGCACCACTGGATCCTTCAAAAAATACAAGGTCTTCTAAATGATTATACTCTCTACCTTTAGAGGTAGATTCTTTAAGGATTGATTGCAGTCTCATTAGTTTTTTCTTTCCAGTTAGGATCATTTGCTCTAATGTTTGCTAACAGGTCTTGTCCTGCATCGCCTAATGCTGCTACTATAGCTTCTACGCTTCCCATGTCAAGTGGTTTTGCGTTTGGGCCCAATAATAATTGTGCAATTTTATTAATATCACTAGTAATAAATCCTTTTGGATCTTTTTTACCGTTCGGTAAACGCTTGAACAATCCAACATAGTTACTCCACAGCATACCTTTTTCTCTGGCAATAATACTCAGCAGCTGATGCTTGTTAGTACCTTTGAAAGGACTGCCTTTTGGGATATTGTGTGTATGAAATTGTGCCGCATTAGCTGCATTAGGTACAACCATAACATCTGCTTGATATAAGTTGCCTCTTACGTTAAGTCCAACATGAACAATAACACCAGTTTGTACTGTTTGAAATCCAGCTAAATCAAATAATTGTTTTAGCTTTTTTCTAATAACTCCATCAGTTTGGTCTTCCATCTTAAAGTGCTTTTTAAGATCATTAACATCAACAATTATGTCTATATCACCACTAGTCTCTCCGGGTATAGGAGTTGCGCCACTACCAATGGGTATGCCTGTGCTATTAGTTTTTGCTAGAACGCTGTTAATTATTTTTACCAAACTTGGCATAATTTCATGTGGTACTTCTAGTGAACCAGGTATTGCATTTTTTTCACTAAGACGTTTAATAGCATGTTTACCACTTTTAGCCAGTAAGCTATTTCCATTAATTCTTACTTGGCGCTTGTTACGTATTTTACGTGACTTTTCGCCAACAATTATATCAGCTACTTTCATAATACTTTACCAATACCTCGTTGAAACTTGCGTGGATCTTTTGCCCTAATACTGTTAATTAAACGTTTGTTAAGGTCGTTAGCTGTTTCTTCGTCGAACGATTCATTTATTAAATCAATAAGATGTATTGCTGTACCAATTACTTGTTGTGCATTACTCTCGACGATTTGCTTCTTGTCACGCTTAGGTGACATAGAATTAATTTCTTCCAGTAAAGATCTAGTTTTTCTTTTCATTGTAACACTATTTAGTTAAAGTTAAGTTAAATAAGTTTAGTTGAGGCATTGGTGATTAGAACTTATGGCAATTGCAGAAACTGGTATTAGAACATAGGATCCGTTAACGATAAGATTAATTCACCAACGCTTAAATTAGCCTACTACAGGTTAATAGTTCAGGACCACATATATAAAAGATAAGGTACACTGCACCTTTGCTTCAACACTAAACTGCGTATTCAAAGTTTTGGCAAGTATCACTTTTGCCAATTAACTTTGCACCATTACTAATATGAAAACGTTCCGCCATATCTGTCAATGGGCTTAATGTAACCAATTTTTTTACATGTTTTTCCTTTACTATACCCAATAAATTATTAACGATAGTTCTACCTGCACCTTTTTTACTACTCCATACGGTATATGCTACTGCAACCTTTCCAGTATCGTCACGATATTCTTCCAACTCTGACTCATTAGTTGGTATGTCTGTACAGTAGCATATACATATTACGGCTGTCAAGTCATCTAATACATATACTTGTTTGCCTATGTCTATTTTATTAATATGCGGTCTTACTGGGTCATTGTTAAGTAAATCTAGTTCAGTGTTACTGATCAATCTCATATTACTCGCTCTTTCTTAATAAACTTTTAAGTCTATCAGTTGGATTTATTTGTGGATCAGCTGCCATATTATTTTCTGTCACACTTTCTCCTGCTTCAATAGTTGATTTTGTTTTTAATTTTTGATATATACTTGTAGTGTCACTATTTGGATCATCACGTTCACTTTCATCTAAATCCTGTATCCGTAAACTATCAATATTAAACGATAAATCTAGTTTACTACCAACTCCACTACTACTACGTGTTTTCATAAATTGTATTTGTACTCTGCCACGCTCTCGCATTGGTCTACTACTAAAGATACCAATTAAGTTATCTGCTGTATTGATCTTACTAATACCTCCAGCAATATGGCTATGATCAAATTCAATCTCGTCAACAGCACCACGGTTTAACTGTGATGCAGTTACAAATAGTATGCCCAACTCAGTTGCTAAATTGCGCAATTCTTCACTAACAAATTTATCTTTAATAAATTGATCGCTTGGATTAACTTTAACTGTAACTGGCATCATAAGATCCAAATAGTCAACCAGTAGTGCATCAACATGCAAGTTGTGTTGTATCTGATATTCTCTCATATATGCTTTGATGTCGTTAACAGTAGTACCATTTTTCATTTGTATTACTTGTAGTTTACCTGCTTTCTTACTAGCCATCTTAACTTGTAACTCAACATCGCTACTATTCTTCATTACGTCTTTGGTGCTCATGCCTGTAAGCATAGCATCTAATCTCATAGCACACAGTTCTTCACTAAGTTCTAAACTGATGTACACAACGTTTTTGCCTTGCAATGCCCAGTTTAGTGCTAAGTTTTGCATAAACAAACTCTTACCACTACCACTGCCACCTGCAAAGATGTTTAGCTCGCCTGGATTAAATCCACCATACAATACTCTATCAAATGTCTCCCAGCCACTACTGTTCTGTCCTCTGTTGTCTTTGATGCTTTGTATGCGTCCTGCAGGATCATCCCAGTAGTTTGTACCAAAGTTTTTAGCAAGTCCAATCTCTGTTGCTGCTTTAATAATGCCTTCTACTGTACCATACTCTTTGTTCTCTAACATATCAGCACTTTTTAGAATTGCTGCTTCCAACGCTTTGTGTCTACAAAACTGTTCAAAGTTATCCATAAACCAATTTTTATGTTCTGTGGTTAGTTTGTCTCGCACATCAGATATTTCAACACCAGCTACGCCTTTAACTTGCTCTAGCATGGGAACATCGTTGTATTCATCTGCATGTTTTTGTATAAAATCTACTGTGTCTCTGAATTGTCTGTCAAAGTAACTGCTTTCTAAGATAGCATTACACCGCACAAACAGATCCTTGTCAGCCAATAAGAACTCCAAGTATAACTGTTGTAGGTCTGCGCTGTAATCTTCACTCATTCATATCTCCTTGCAATTTCTTTGTGATGTATTCTTCTCGAGTATAGATCATTCGCCAAGCGGTGCCTTTAATTGGCACTGCGCCATTCATATCCATAGTTATAGCGTATTCGTAGTAAGATGTCAACCAAATAAACTTGTCATTACCATCGCTACGCTTTGGTAACCAAGCAAAATATTTAGTCCAACAACTTTGTAAATCAGTGTACGCACTAACATGCTTCATATCTAAATACTCTATACTATTTGCATCTTGACTTTGCCAAGATCTTAATCTTCGTGCTACTGGTCTCAACGCTTTCTAATACACTCCTAACTGTGAATAATCTTCCATATTTGTTTACTGCATCACATGCATCTTTAGCATCTTCCCAGGGAGGAAAACTTACAGCCCAGCCTTGTTTAATTGCTATTTCAATTGTTTCTTTACCAGCAGCATCAAAATCTGGCAACAACACAACTTGTTTACCTAATTGATTAATGATAGCACATTGTGTGTCATTGGGAGTGTTTCCAGCCAGCGCAACTCCGCCAACTTGAAGTGCATCAAGTTGTCCTTCTGTTACAATAACATATTGATGTTTTACTTGCTCATCCAAATTATATACAAAATTACTAGGCATTTGGTTATAGTATTTTGGCATTTTATCTGGTCGATCGTTCCCACACCATCTTGCTGTATATCCTACTATCTTTCCTTTATAATAAAATGGTAAAATTACTCTACTTGCAAAATGCATATGTGGAGACCAATACCAATGTTCATAATGGTCCAGGCCACGTTCTACTAGATAAGTGCATGCTCGGGTTAATTTATCTAACTTATCATCATTTAACTTAGCGACATCAACCTCACCAATACGAACTGCATCCATGGGCAAATCTTTTAACTGCCAATCTAGACAAACAACTTTTTCTTTTTGTGTATTTAAAAATTGTCCAGCTATATCTGATTCTTTTTCCTGTTTAAGTATTTCAAAGTTAACACGCTGAATCTGAGCCATGTCTGTACCAAATGTTTGTAGTAATTCAGCAAGTTTATCACCAATACGTGACCCAACACTCCAGCCAGTTTTAAAGCCACAGTTAAAACAATTATAGCTAAACTTATCTTCACTGAATATAATACCGCCACGTTTACGCTTATCTGGACTATGCCCACGTTTATTACACATGGTACAGTTGCCACTTATCCACCCACTAGGAGTTTGTTTCCAGCCAGACGGTATCTGTTGCTTTAAAAAAGTTAATACTTCCATAGTTGTATTCTAGTTTGAATAAGTTACTTTGTCAACTGTTCCTGTATTATTTTCTGAATCAGGAGTATGAACTAATCGAACCCATGCATATCTTCCCGTCCATTGAAATAATGTATCCCCAGTAAATGAAGTTAATGTATCATTGATATTTGGAACATCAAGCCAATCAGCTGGTTGTGGAATTGGAGCTAACGTAGCTTGTACTTTTAGTACGCCAGTATAAGAAGTTGAAGAAACTACCATATTCTGGTTACCAATGGTATTAAAAGATTGAGTTGTTGAAGCAAGATCACCTCCCCAATACTCATTACCACTAGTAGCAAAAAAAGTATTTTCCACAGTAGTTCTAGCACCAGCCGCTGGATTTAATTTACTTTCTAATACATAACCAATTCTGTTATTTTGATCGCTTTGCATACTAAATGTTCTATTTGCACTATCTGTGAATGTTAATACCATATCATATAATGCAGACCCAAGTATTGATGTTTCGGCTGCGGTTAATTTTAATAAAGCTCGTCCATCTTCATAAGAAGTAATTTGTAGTGCTTTTGTAAGTGCTACGACACGGCTTGTACGATGAATAATTTTTACATTTAATGTTATATTGTTAACATCAACTGGCTTTCTGTCAGATCCAATTACAAAAAATTCTATATCAGAATCATAACCTGCGTAAACTATAAAATTTTTATGATTACTAGGTATATTATATGTCGTACCTGTTCTATTAGGGACGAATACTTCGCCTCTTTGATTATATTTGTATGCTGTTGCTTGATAACTCATTGACATTCTCCACTATTATTTATGTGCTAAGTATTAGTATGAGCCAAATACCAATAAAGTATCAACACTTATTAGACGATTTTCCATTTTTAACGCTAGTTAAATATGGTGGAAATGAATATATCGGAATTATTCAAAATATTGACAATAACTTAGCTAGTATGTATGATTATAATAAAATTAAAACTCTAGAACTTAAACAAAATTTTTTAGAGCTAGGAGAAGAATGGTGGTGGGGAACAAATAGAATGATCCCCATTAACATTATTTTTAAATCAGCATTTGAACATTATAGGAGTTCACTAGTTACATTTAGCGGTAAAGATTTTGAAGTTATGCACGGTCCAATAATAAGTTTAAGTAACATCATACAAAAACGTATTAAACGAAGAAATATTCAGCTAGTACGCAAACTCTGATTCTTTTGAGGATCAACTGTTTTAAGCCGTCTAGCAGTCTGTTTTTCAGCAGCGTGTAGAAGTAATCCACGTCTAATACCATCCGATTTATTGGGCATACTACTGTGCAAAACTCGTGGATGCCAGCATACAAAACTTCCTTTAGGTGCAGTATGTTGTTTATAATTATCCTGAAAGAATATATCAAAATGTGCATTTTTTACATATAGGTCTTGATAATAATCATAAATGTATTTGTGTGATCCAGGAACATAACCAGTTGCACCATTATCCGGTGTGAAATCACATAGCATTACCATAAACTGTAATCCTAATAATCCTTTTGCATATTTAAATTCTTTAAATCTATACGGTGTATCAATGTGTGGTCTAATAAAGTTCATGCCAGGATGTAACACAATAAAGTCACACATATACCATTCCCAATTATTTTCTCCAAATGCAGCATCTGCACATTTACCTAACTCAGGCTTAATAATATTGTCAATAAAATTGTTGCCCTTGGGTTCAGCTGTCCAGAAGTAAGCCCAATCAATTTCGTTATGTGGATCTTTACCTTTTTCAATTTGTTCAGAAATCTGATTCCAGCCCCACCACTTTAGATCTTTTGTATGTCCACGCTCAGGTGCAAATGTACTTGCGTATTGATTGAGTTCAGAAATACAATCTTTATCAAACACATCTTGATGTACAGTGAACCCCACATCATTGATGTCATCTACAAATCTAGTTTGATTCATATTAATATCCTAACTGTTCGCATATAAGATTTATATGCACGATAACTGCCATTGCATAACTTACTGCATGGGCCTTTTTAAAATAATAGTCATTATTTTTTGGCTTTAACCAAACGTGTTCCATTATATACGGCCAAGGCTTGTTTGCCAGGTGTCTTTTCGCTGGTCGTATAATTGCCAGTGCTGCTGCCAATTGTTCTACCGATTGCGGCTTCAATTGTTTTAAGAGCATATCGTGCCCTGACAGATGAAATACTTTGTCGACGAAGTCCTTGTGCTCCAGTAGTTGCCATATTGTTTCCCTTTCTATTAAATGCGTTAAGTGGTCATCATCTTTAACGTCTTTATATATACTGACATTTAACATATCAAGTTTAAAAAATCCAGCTTCATCTGCTTTTGTGTGTTCAACAGTACACAAGCCAGTAAATGGATCTGTTGGAACATTATGAAAGTACACACCTGTATTATGTTTTTTGTTCTTAAGCCTAGCTGGTGTGTTCTTAAGAACATCTAACGCTAACTGTCTATCTGCAAAATCAATATCAATATCCATTAAATTTTAATTCCATCTATCATTTCTTCTACAAAATATGCATCTTTGGGATTCATTGTTCTTTTATTCCCCCAATAATCTGCATCTATACAATTAGCAATTCTCTCGAAACATTCACTTGGCATATTACCTAGTGCGGTTTGTGCTCGTTGACTACATATTATAATCCAAGGAGATATTTTTCCACCTTCGATCCAATCTGCAATTAAGTAACCGCTTGCACGTTCCCAAAATTCTTCAAAGTATCCAGTGGCTATTGCATATTCAACAAATCGTTCTAATGCACGTTCTACACTTTCACGTTTAACAAAGTCTTTGATAAACATTAAATAAAAACGTTCACTTGCCCAATCACGCAATTTAACTTCTTTATTTATTAGCCATCTAGTGTATGCTTCAATATCAATAACATTACTATTATAGCACCAGTTTCCGTATTTGATAAACGCTGTATAGTATTGGCTATCTACAAAAGACTTGTAATCTTTTCCTTTGCTTCCCATACTAATACGATAAAATAAATCAAATGCTGAAAACCCTGCAAGTGTTTCCTTATCGTCTTTTTGTTGCCAACGCCTCTTTTTCTCACAACTATGAGCTAACATAGTTCCTTCTCTTTTAAAACTTTTATTACAGTATTCGCACTTAAATGCACCAGGAGTATTTTTTATAGATCCTGCCAACGCAACTAACTCCTCTGCACTAATATTCATTTTTTAAAGATCTCTTTAATTTGTTTTTTGGTTAATCCCAGTTGTTCTGCTATATTTTTAAAATCAGATATTTCATTTGTGCTCACTAGTAGCTCAAGTTCATCATCGTTATATGTTGGGTATAATTCACTTAACCAATTATATAACTTACCCATTGACTGTTTCTTTTGTTTTCCAGGAGGTATCCATTTATGGTATTGTGACACCCCAAGACCAACACACTGTAACAACTTAAACTGTAATTCAGGATGATGACGTACAATATTATAATGCTTGTTTACTAGTTCATTTACTAATGCAATATAATGAAATTCGATATCTGAATTAGAAGATTGTACTGCACTGGTCCAACGCATTAAGACAAATGGACTAATTTTTTTAACTTCTTCTTCAGTAAGACTTTCCCACCAACCTTTAACACGACAATCAATTGCCCGCATCTCTTCTTTGATAGATAGTTTACTCATCCAAACACCGTTATTACAATTACAATAATCACAAACCAGCCAAAAATACCTATACCATTATTTCCTACTAGCCCTCTACTTCTAGCACAATCGTAGCAATAGCGATATTTCTTTGGTGTTTTATTACTACAAAAGAATGCATCACATGTCTTTTTTGTCATTACCATAATCCAATTGTTTTAC